AGAAAACATAGACGAATTAGTCTTGCGGGCGATATTGTTCTAACTCTTAAGCATAGAACTGACACAGAATCTGGTTTACTATCTCCACAATACTGGAAACATTTCTAAATAGTACTATGGCATTAGTAGCGACTACAAAAGACGAACTTCTTGAGATGGGTGACATATTACCATCTGAGAAAAAAGAACTTGCAAAGATTTTAGACATAGGTGGTGGCAATAAAACCACGTGGTATTACGAAGAAGAAAAATATGCTTGGCCTAACTCAAGTGCTAACACTATAAAGGCAGATGGTTTGTCTATAGGTAATATTAAGAAGAAAGTTAAATTACCGAACACATTTTCTGGTAAGGAAGGGGCAAAAGTTACTGTAGTATATAAAATCGGTAGGCAGAAAGTAAAATTTATGCAGACTGGTGGAGCAAAAAGTGGTGTTTCCGATAGTTTGATGACAGAAATTCAAGAACTTGGATCTGCAAAAGTTTTTGAGTATGCAATAAAGAAAAATAAAACAGCATATAAGAGTGTAGATGATATGATAAAGGATAAAGATTTGATGAGTGACCTACTAGACATATACAAAGGAAAATCGAAAGGAAAATTGACAGAGGTTGATGAGCAATGGTTAGAAAGTTTCTTTAAACAACAACAAGTATTGATAAAAAAGATACAAACACCCGCTTTTACAGACTTTCAACGTGATGGTGGGTTTATGGACTTTGTTAAGAATACACTTAGTGAGTTTGGTATATCTAAAAAGGATACTTCTAATCCTTCAGACATATGGTTGATACAAGATGAGCAAAAAGTAATAGATAAAATTCAAAGAATCTTAGATAGAGGTACAGGAAGATCTAAAGAATCACGATTGTCTGAATTTAATGCTATAATGAGAGTGTTGTTTAGAGAACATAAAGTGTTTGGTATCTCTCTTAAAAAGATAGGTAAAGGCAAAGCTCAAATAGAGTATGCCAACCACTCAAAACAATTTTTCTCAAACATGGAATCGTTGGAGTTTAAATTCATGTATGCAAAATGCTCTATAGGAACAAAAAATGATAAGAAAGGAGAGGTCACACTGTCTTCACAGGACACCAGATTTGTTATTGAACAGGGTGGACAAGGTTCTAAGACACATGACTTTCAAATCAAGGCAAATGACTCATCAGATTTTTCTGGATTAAAATTTGAACCCACTACAAAAGGATCTGGTGCTGCTAGATTGGGTAAAGCAACTGTTGATCTAGTCATTCAGTCAATGGAAGATCATGGATTATCTTTTGACAAAAAGAATGCTAATTATCCTAAAAACACTGAGGAATTTTTATCTGAAATAGAAAATTATAAAAGCATGATAGGTGATTTAAAAAAAGCGGGTGTGGATATTGAGGTAAAAGACGCACAAACTGCAGTAGATAACATGCTTACTGTGATGTGTTGCAACCCACATGTTGTCAACAGTAAGTGTATGCAGATAACTTGGTTACATCAGGTGATGGTAGAGTTACCAAGAAATGAGTTATCTGATTTTTGTGCTGATATGATCTTCCTCGCAATGAAAGTTGGTAGAGGTAATAGAGATAGATACGGTCCTTTCGCAAAAATCTACTGATGTCTAAGAATACTCACCTAGAACACCTAGAAGATAGTATCTTGCTAGACGGTGAGCAAGGTGCTAAAGATGCTTTTATGTTTTTAGATGAGTTAGCAAGAGTATTTACAGGTGTACAAAAAAATAATTTTAAAATAACTACAAAATGGGACGGAGCACCCGCTGTGTTCTGTGGCACATATCCTGGCACAGATAAATTTTTTGTTGGAACTAAATCAGTCTTCAATGTCAATGCAAAAATTAATTTTACAGAAGAAGATGTGGATGCTAATCATGGTAATTCACCAGGTCTTGCTGTCAAACTTAAAGACTGTTTAAATTATCTACCAGAATTGGGTATACAAGGTATAGCACAAGGCGATTTGCTATTTACTGATGATAAAATTGCAAAAAGAATCAATGGAACTAACTGCATTATATTCCAACCTAATACTATAACTTATTGCATACCAGAAGAGGACGAACTGTATTCAAAAGCATCAAAAGCAAAGGTTGGTGTAGTGTTTCACACCTCTTATAGCGGTAAACAAATTGAAAATATGAATGCTAGTTTTGGTTATGATGTATCAAAATTAAATGACAGTAAAAACGTGTTGGTTTTGAGTGCTGAGACTGGTCAGTTAGGTAAAGATGTTTTACTAACAGAGGTTGAGAAAAAAAATCTATCAAAATTAAAAGAAACTAGCAAATCATCTTTAAGTAAGGCATCATCATTCTTAGATGAGGTTGCAGAGCAAATTAAATCAAAGGATCAGTTAGTTATAGGAACTAGACTAAAGATATTCTTTAACAAATACGTACGTGAGGGTAAAAAACTCCCTTCAGACAGTGTATTTCTTAAAGAATTTAAAGATTATTTTGAGACTGAGGTAAAAAAAGCAGCAGATAAACTTAAGACACCAAAGGGTAAGGCAGCAAAACTTGCTAAGTTGTATGACGGTTTAGATATGATAAAAGATAATGAAAAAGCATTAAAAGGCACAGTAAATTTATACTCCGCAATACAGTCAGCAAAAGAAATGTTTATACGTAAGTTAGAAACAGGTGAGAGGTTTGGCACATACTTGAGAACAGAGAACGGATATAAAATAACCGCACCAGAAGGTTACGTTGCTATACAAGATGGCACAAACGCAGTCAAATTAGTTGATCGTCTATCGTTTAGTGTGGCAAACTTTAACGTAGAAAAAAATTGGGTCAATGGAGATAAACCACAATGAAAACATGTTATTTTACATTTGGTAGATTCAATCCACCTACTATAGGACACGAGAAACTTATCAGAGCAGTAGAAAAAAGTGCGGGTTCTGATGACTACTTGATATATCCATCACAAACATTCAACAAACCTAAGAACCCATTGCCTTATGACTATAAGGTAGAGATATTGAATAAAATGTTTCCGTGGGCAAAAATAGAAACTGCAGCGTGTTGCAATACTATTATAAAAGTAGCACAAGACATGATGATGAAGGACTATACAGACATAGTAATGGTTGTTGGTTCTGATAGGGTGTCAGATTTTGATAAATTATTGCAGAAACAAAATAGAATAGATTATACATTTAATACTATTAAAGTTACATCTGCAGGAGAGAGAGATCCAGACGCGGATGGTGCTAGTGGTATGTCCGCATCCAAGATGAGAGAGGCAGCAAAGAATCAAAAAGCACAGGAATTTATCTCAGGAATACCCGATACATTAACTGTGCAAGAAAAAATGGAGCTTATGATAAAAGTTAGAGAAGGCATGGGTTTATAAATAAACTTGATATGTACAACTATATTCATGAAAAGTCTTTCAGACTTCACTAAGAAATCCAAAGTTGCGGAAGCAAACATCACTCGTGATAAGTTCTATAAGAACGAAGTGTATAAGAAGGGTGAGTGGGTTCTTACTGAGCAAGGACAAGTTGGTAAAATACATCGACGAGGTCCTAACTACGTATTATGTCTTACAGCAGAGAACACAAAGTTCCGCAGTTGGATTACAGACATAAAAGAAGTCTTTGAGATTGGCACTGATGCATATCGAGAGTATGTTATGTCTATAACACCTGGTCAGAAGGTTCAAAAACCTAAAAATACTGTCAAGGTGCCAGAGACTATTCCAAGCAAACACCCTACAAATAAGATGGATAAACACGAGTCTAAAAGTCTAGCACAGGTAGCTGCTGAGACTATGCTAAACCCTAAATTCAAGTCTATGAAAGAGACTTGGAGATACGATTACTCTGCTAAGATTGGCAACACAGACGTAAAAGGTCTTGGTGCTAATGGCGTAGGTGGCGGTGACGCACCTGGCATGAAACTTGCAGAACCCGCAGGACAAGAAGGCAAACCAACCATCAAAAAAGTACAACATTCATGTGCTACTAAGGTAGAGCACTCAGAATGGGGTAAGGGCAACTGCTTAAAAGAGCAACATACACTCGATGAAGAAGGTAACATCACACATTACGATGTTATGTTTGAGCATGGACTAGAGCAGAACGTTCCAGTTCCTACACTAAACATACTTGTAAGTGAGATGCACGAGCATGTAATCAATGACGAGAAGAACGAGATAAACGAGAAGAATTTAGATCCAGTCAACCCTGTTGCTGTTAAGAAGAAGTTTGCTAACAGAAAAGATAAGGACGTTGACAACGATGGTGATGTAGATAGCAGCGATAAGTATCTACACAAGAGGAGAAAGGCAATCTCTAAGGCAATGGCAAAAGAGCATCACCAGAAAGATGCTGATGGAAAGGTCATTGAGCATGATGTAGAAGAAACTACACCAAGTTCAGTAGAAGAGGCAAAGAAAGGTCTCTATGCTAACATTCATGCTAAGAGAAAGAGAGGAGAACCACCCGCAAAACCTGGCGATGAGGACTATCCTGCTAAGGATGCTTTCAAGAAGGCAGCAAAAACTGCTAAGAAAGAAGAGGTAGAGGTAGAGACTGAGAGCATGGCACAAGCACGTAAGAACGTTGGTGCATCTACATGTTGGAAGGGTTACAAAGCGAAGGGAACTAAGATGAAAGGTGGGAAGAAAGTTCCTAACTGTGTCAAGGAGTTCTCTGAGTGGAGAAGAATTGCTGAAAAAAAGTAGCGGGCAGTCCTGTTGAGGTCATGCCTGAGTTGGATGACCCAGATGGGATGAAGTCAGGTCAGGAAAAGAAAATGCCTAAAGTTAAGAAAGAGGGTTGCAATCATAGCAAAGGTGGTGTAGACTGTCCTATACATGGGAACAAAGACTGTTCATGACATATAAAGCATCGGATAAAGTTACCCCATATGACTGGTGGTTCGACAAGAACATACCGAGAGCACAGTATGGGAGTCTACAGTGTTGGTTGTACGAAGAAAAAGAAGAGTTTATTAATGCCTATGATATGTTGCTAGGCAGTTGTTATTATCAAATTAAATGGGGATGCGGAAGTGAGGAAAATCTGGCAAGAGGATGCGATCAGTAGTCTGACGTCTTATCAGAATTTAAAAGAACAATATAAAGAAATAATACCAGAGATAGTAAAGTTTGTAGAGGTTAATCAACCTATACTATCTGACTGGGTGTTAGACCAGTGGGTCAACGATAGAAATCTAGGTAGAGTCCAGTTGTGGGAAGGTGACTGGAGAGTAATTCCTATGCCAATTAACGTGGTAGGAACTACAGCAACAGAAGACGACTTTGAACTCAGCGAGATGGTATCATTCGTTGAGTTATTTAATACTACAACAGAAAAAGCAAGAGAGGTATTGCCTAAACTGACTGAAAGTATGAAAAAACTATGCCCCACATTCTATAGTGCTATAGAAAAGGATGTGGATGCTGAGTTAATTAAGTCATGCACTATAAGTAAACTATCGCCAGGCACAAAGATCAATCCACACAACGGTGATATAGATTCTTTACGTCTGCACTTTCCTGTAGTAACAGATGCATGTGCATGGTTATGTGTGCGAGGTAGGAAGAGAACATGGACTGTAGGAGAACCATTTGCTTTCCATGATAACGATAAACACTGGGCACAACATCATGGTTTAAAGGATAGAATTGTAGTTATATTAGATTACTCACTGTCACAACTAGAAAAACGTGGGATCACTATAGAAAAATGGGAGGAAGAACTTGCTATATAATATAGTACGCAAGTCTTAATTATGACTAAATTTTTACTACCCTTTGCTATCAACATTATTGATAAGGCAGTGGATAAGATCCCAGAGGATCTAGAAGATAAGATCAAGTTATTCCTTATCGGACTACTTGAAAAAGCAGCAGCTAAATCAGGCAACAAAGTTGATGACCAACTAGTTGCAGCACTGAAGAAAGCTCTACTTGAATAAATATAACATAGACAACTTTTAAAATCGGAGATTACCATAATGTCTTTATACGGTAAGGACGATAGTAATGCCAATAAGACCAAAGCTGGTATCGGTGTGGCTACGTCGTCTCAATCTAAAGAGATAGTGTTCATTGACAACACAGAAGCACAACTAGCATCGAACAAGGCAAGAGGTGTTGGTGCACCTGGCTGGTATTCGTTCTTTACCTACACTGATATGCATGGTAATACACGATACAAGGCAGAGCATTTAGTCGCTATCGCAGATCCAGAAGCAAACGCATCTGAGACACAGGCAGATGACACAATTGGAGCAGACGTTCTAGAGACTATCACTTTAACAAGTGGTAACCAACCAGCTAACTCTACTTCTTCTAGTGGAGCAGGAACATTTGCTGTTACAGTATCTGTTGACCAGTCAGGTACACCCACCTATCAGTGGCAGAGACAGAAACCTGGTTCTAATAGATGGACTAACCTTGCTGCTAACACCGACACAGGTATTACATACGCTAACTTCACTACAGCTACACTTGGTTACAGTGGACTAGCATCTAATGCACTAGACGGTTACAAGTACAGGGTTGTAGTTAATACAAGTAAAGGTGCTACAGAGGTTATCTCTAATGGTGCTGCTACTTTAACATTCGGTAGCTAATGAATGAGATTTGATGAATTGAATGAGGATAACTATATCCTCTTTGCTATTAAAAATTATGATAATCCACAGGCAGCAACTAAAGAAGATTTCTTTGAGGACATGAGACGTTTTAAGTACATTAAACGTCTCCTCAAGAAATATCACAAGGGAACTGAGGTCAAACTCAGTTTGTTGCTTAACCATATTATTATCATATACAATGTATTTGGTGACGCTG